GGCAAACCTTTATCTGGTGTCCAATCACCACGGCCAATATCATAGAAAGCGGTAACAATAGAAATATTACTCATATCAATTCGTACTAAAAGTTATAACACTATCATCTACATCAGGTGTATATTGTGATTTAATTTTTACACCATACTTTTCTTCATAGAATTTCTTCCAAGCCCTAACTCTATCATATTGGTGTACAATAACAAAAGGTTTTTTAGTTTTGGCATCTTTAACAAGACCATCTTCAAAAAATGGTCTATCTTCTAGGAGATAAGGACCAAATTCTTCATACTGAATTTCACGATTTGTGACATGAGCATTCATAGCCCATGCATCTTCTAAACGTGCAATTTTTGTTACAGCATTATAAGGATACATTCTCATCAATACATTATATGCGGCTTGGTCAGCAACCCAATCTGCACGGTTTGAAGATAATTGAAATAACATAGAACACAAATCACAAATAGCTTCTATGTGGCCAGCTAAAGTTCCAACACAAAGAACTTCATAGTCTTTAATATCTTCATACAATTCTTTACCAAAACATTTTGTAATATTATCTCTATTCCAAGATTCATTTTCAATTTTAATTGCCTCAGAAGAAGCGACCAGTTGAATATCAACTAAGTTATCTTTCAACCAATGTGTTGGATTTTCTTGAAAAATTACATCACGAACATCGGTAGTAATAACGTAACGATATTGTGTCTTTTTATCTTTTAGGTAGTTGTAAAGGTGGTAAAATCGTTCCATGTGAAACATCATTTTACCATTAGATTTTTTTGGAATTACGGTGAATCCGGCATCACTAATTTTTTTATTAGTTTCTTCAGATGTATTAATAGTGATAAGAATTTTAACACCGTCAAAATCAGTTTGATTGATTGAATCAATCCAAGGTTTTACTGCATCATAATCATAATTACTAAATGCACCAATAATTAAATCTTTTTTCGCCATGGTAATTCTCCATTATATTGTTTATTCATCACTTCATTTCCTTTTAGGAAGAATTCTGCTTGAACGGAATCTCCTCTGCTTGCAACTCTATAGTTTATTGTATATTCACCATTCGTATCAAATTCTGTTTCTGTCTGCATCATATAAGGTGACAATATTCTATCAACTTCTGGTTGTTCTTGTGGATGTCTCGCTCTACGATACCAATAAGGTGAAAAACCTAAAGCTGAAACTTTTGGAATCATAAAACAATTCACATCAATAAATTTATCATTGATAACAGAAGTCCACTTACCTAATGATTCACAGTCATCATTACATATATATTGACCTTCTTGACCAACGATTTTACGCAATGAATATGCCCATTTATTTCCTTTTGATATAATATTAACCAAAGATTCAATATGATTGGGTTCATACCAGTTATCTTCGTCTAAGAAACATAGAAAGTCACCGTTTGCAATATATGTCATAGCACCATATATTCTGTGACCATTGTATTGGTCTTTTCCTGTTGCATATGGAAGGTCAACTAAATCTATATGTGGATATTCTGATGCTATCACACGGCCTTTTGGCTGACCATCAACAACAACTAAATGTTGTATATTTTTATATGTTTGGTTTTTAACAGATTCTAGTGCCTGTCTAACACATGGTGCACCTGTGGTAGGTGTTATCACCGTTATCAATGGATTCATAATTATCCTCTAGTTAATTTCATTATCTCTTCTATTTGTTTTTCTATTGCTGGTTTACGATTAGGCCAGTAGATATATTCTTTATCACCTGTACTATGTAGTTTCTGTAGGAATGGGATAATCATCTTCTCTAATTCCAATAGCTGACTCCTGTAATTACTGGCAGTCAATGATGATGCTTCATATTCTGCATCTTTGGCTGCCTTGTTAATGGTTTCATTATATTCTTTTTCAGAAACAGCGGAGAAACCAAAATCGTTATCTGTATTGTGGTATTCTTTTAAAATTTTGTCAAAATCGGATAATGCCATTAGTAAATCTTTCCAAAAGGACCAAATCCTTTTCCACGTTTTTCAGCTAAAAAGAATAAATCGGTTATAAATTTTTCCATCTCTTTATCACCCAAATCAATAAAATTATATAAAAAGTTCATTTGCATTAGTTTTGAATTTGCTGTACCGTAGTTTTCTTTGTCCATCAACAATTTTGTGATTGAACCAATAAATTCTTCATCTGATGTTATATTAGTTTTAACTTTATTTTTAATCTTATTGAAAACACCACGCCATTCTGATTTTTGTGCATTAAACTCAACTACAGTACTTGGAAAATTGTGCCAGTCATTATCAAAATTCATGTGTTTATGTTTCGTTGCCGTTTCCTCTATAAGTTCAACTGGTGCTTTTCCAATTTGAGCAGCTGCACCAGGTTCTTGAAATTCAAATATTTGATTACCTGGTTTATATGTTCTTCCGGATGTTCTGATTGTTAGAGTGTAATTTAATTTTTCTTTTGTGTATTCAACAGTAAAGTATATTTTAGAGTCATTTGCTTTGAATGTTCCATCATTTTGCATCTTCAAATCACAACGAATTTCTTTAATTGCAAATGTTGGATGTTTACCTGAGGTAAAAAGAACACCATCTTTAATGTTAACTTCTTGATATCTTGCCTGTGGTAGTTTAGAAGCAACTTTCTTTAATGATATACCAACAACTTTTCTTTCATTAAATAAAGTTCTCAATTCAGCATTTAATACCTCAATACTGGATGTTTCATTAATTGCATTAGTAATTTGTTTCTTAACTTCATTTTCATTTTGAATACACCACACATCAGCAGGATCCCAAGCATCTTTTTTGTTGATTCCATATTTTTGGTTAACCAATTTGGAAACCCAATCCATAAAACCACCATCAACACTAAACTCTTTGAATCTAGCATTAGAAAATTCATCTAAGAATCTTTTTTGCTGTTTAAAAAATGTTTCCACCCAATCAATACTAACGAAAGGATAAATTCCTTTTTTTGTTGGAGTTCCGATTACTTCATTTTGAAATTTAGTATCACCTATAATATCATCAGGATCTTTATATCTTTTATTATCATTTAAGGCACGCCGAAAAATCCAAGCAGAAGTTAATTCTTGCATTCTAGTTAATTCTGTTGCACTTGGTTTTTGTGTGGCCATTTTATCTAATAATTTGAATGTCTTTTCCTGAAGTCCAAACCTCTAGTTCGGTACGGAGTCTACCCTCAGATTTAAGAGTATCGTACCTATTTATAGCCTTGCTTTTCCACCAAGCGACAATATTATTCAACTCATGTTTGTGATAATTTTCACCAGGCAATAATTTGTCTGTCTTACAGTTCATAAAATCAACCATATTGGCAAATCCATAGTCTGAAGTGTAATATCTTTTCTTTTCTGTCAACGCCTTTGCGTTCTCAATCGTTAGCTGGAATGCCTCCCCTTCAGAACTACCTTTAAGAGCCGCTTTAGTTAAAGCTATAATCTTGGTAAAGGTTCTAAGTTTTCTACTGGTAGTTGAGGTATCACCAGCCAATAAATCTCCGGTAAAACTTTCCACATAATCTTTGAGTGTATGATATCTTGGTCCATGCATCATTGGTACCATATCAGATTCGGTAAGACCTCTGTATCTAATATATGGTTTCATACCATCATATTGTGATACTGCCTTTGTTGTACCATACAAACTGGTAGTCTCAAACAGGCAAAGTTCCATACCATATTTCTTGTTACACATTTCCCGAACTGTATGTGAGGTACAGATGGCAGATAATAATTTACCACCAAGGTAATTGAATCCAAAGGGTTGTGCTGGCACGATAACAAAACCCATAATAGTAGATTGATTGAATCGTTTGGCTGTGTCTGGATCTTGAATCCAAACATGATTCAACAATTCATTTCTTGGTTTCATATAGATGACTGGTGAACCAAGACGGATAAAACCAAGAATCTTTCCTGTATTCTTTTCTTTGACTGCCAACTGTATATTCTTACCAACTGGTGCCTTATTGACATGCGATGAAGTAATGGCAACTAAGGTTTCCCATGTATCATTTGGTATCTCACACACTTCAATATCCATATCATTTGGGTGCATAGTGAAATCTGAAAACAAATCATCTTCTGGCGGAAACAAAGATGCGGGTATCTGAGCCACAGATTTTAGTTTCTCGTCACGCATGTATTGTTCAATACTACCCATGTCACTAAAATAATTATGAAAAGTATTTGAGCAATACAATGCCTGTTCTCTAGTTAATATCATACTTTAAATCCATCAAATGATTTCTTCTTTGTTCGTTCACGGTCACCAAATGTATTAACTGGTTTATCTACAATACCGGCATCAGCAAGGCCATCTTGTCCGGATTGTTCTACATCATATAATCTCATCTTTGCACGGTCAACACCAAGTGTAAATCGTTTATACAGTGTCGGATCATTATAACGATTCTTCAACTGTTTTACCATAATCTGTCCAAGTTCTTCCAGTTCTTCGGAAGAAATCAAAGCAAACATCAAGTCAGCGGTTGCTGGCAAACCAAAAGACTCACTTGTGTCCTCAAGTCCGGGATCTGAACTGGTAAAACCCGACCGAGTTGTTTGTGTAGCCGAAACAACTGGTACTCCGCATTCAACGGCAAGACCTCGCAATTCTTCGGCAATCGACTTGACATAGGTATAAGAGTTGATGTTTGATCCAGGTTTAATACGAGAAGAACAACAGATATTGAGGTAATCAACGAAAATAATATCAGGTACAAAAGATTTTTTAAGATTGAGTTCATTGAGTAATGTTCTAAAGTGTGTGACGGAAGCAGATGCGGTTGGATATTCTTTGATGATTAACTTACCAACAACTTTCTCTCTCAGTTTGGCAATCTTCTTATCATACATATCTTTTGGTAAATTCACTAAATCATCAATGGTGACATTCAATAAGTTTGCATCTATTCTTTCTGCAATCTTTTCTTCAGCCATTTCCATAGTGATATAGAGTACATTTCTACCCTGCGACATAGCTCCAGCGGCACAATGACACATAAAAAGTGACTTGCCAACACCAGTGCCAGCAAGAGCAATATTGAGTGTCTTAGTAGGAAGCCCACCTTTTGTAATACGGTTAAAGAAATCCAAATCAAAAGGAATTCGTTCTTCTTTTCTGTGGTAAAATTCATATCTTTCATCGCTGTTCTCCAGGTAATCGTGGCCAACCGAGTTATCGAAACTTACGGCCAGAGCGTCCGATAGTATCTTGGGAATCTGACCTTTCTCATGTGTCTTGTCCTTACCGTCCAAGATTGAAATAGACCCCAATACAGCGTTGTATATGGCCTTCTCTTGGCAGAATTGCTCGGTTTTGTCAACAAGCCATTGAATCTTGGATTCTTCGCCTTTAGTTTGTTCAATCTCTTTGAGAGTAGTCTCACATCTCTCAACTTCATCAGCTGTAAGATTACGCCTTTCTTTGACGGCCAATACAACTGCTTCAATCGTTGGTGTTGAATTGTAAGTGTCCGTGAACGATGAAATCTCATTAAAAATTGTCCTGTCGGTTCTATCAGTAAAATAATCTTCTTTTAAAAATGGTAATACTTTTCTGAGATAATCTTCATTGTAAATTAGATTCTTTAATATCGTCTGTTCCAGTTTCATCAATAATTTCCTGTTCAATATTGGATGACATTAATTCTACCAGCAAATCGCCAAGATAGTTTTTAAAGTCATCATCCTTTTCCAGTTTAGCTGGCTTCTCAACTGGTGATTCTAACACATCATAAGCAAAAAGTAAATAGACCTGTTCGTTTTCTTCCTTAAATTTTACTTTGCCATATTTGAAAATGGTACCTGTATAAGGTCCTTCCAAAAATTTGATATGTACCGCTGTACCATCTTCTTTTGGATAGATGAAACAATAATCTATACCCTCAATCATTACTCAACTCCGTTACTTGTTTCTACCTCAAATGTTTCATGTATATCACTCGACATAATATTACCTGAAGCAACACGATATTTGTTTTCAACAAAATCTTGAAATGCTTTATCTTTGATGATAGGCATCCAAAATTCTTTTGTATCTGTATCTTTGATACGATATTTCTTTTCTTCTATAACCCCTGTCTCGGTATCAACTTTTGAGTACCAGCCATTCGTTGGTTTGACAACGTGTTTGGACTCAAGTGCAAGGTCAAGTAAACCAGACCACTTAGAAATACCACCATCAAAAGAAACAGTAACAGGGATTTTCGATTTTTCTTTGACATATCTAGATTTCTCCACATTAATAATGAAGTTATAACCGATAACATCGGTACCTTCTTTTTCTTGCTGACGGCCAATAATAAAGATATTATCAGCAGAGTAATAAGAACCTGTACCACCGCCCACGATAGCTTTAGGGAACATACCAATTTCCATATATGTATGATTCACAACAACCATTGGAATATCTTTTAATGATAGATGTGGTGTCACCATACGGAACAAACTCTTAACTTGTTTTGCTCTGGACATATCAGCAACTGATTTACCATCAAGTGCATCATCAACTTCTTTCTTGGATGCCAAGTTACCAATTGAATCAATGACGATAATTAATTTATCACCACGTTCAAGATTGGTCAACTGTGACA